TACCTGATATTGTAATATCACCTGTAGTAATTACATTTCCGGTATTTACGTTCCCTGATGTAACGAGGCCACCTAACGTGAGAACATTTGCGGTTACATTTGCACCTGCATTAACACTCACGACATCGTCTAATGCAAAAGGTGATGCCGCGACGTTTAACCCTCCAATTGTAATGTTATCCGCCGAAACGTTACCCGAAACCGTGAGTACATTAGACCCGAATGTGTTTATGGTAAGGTTCGAACCTATCAATACATTTGCAGCTTCTTCGGTTATATTAACGAACGACGAACCACCCTGTCCTCCCGAATCGTAGATTTCACCTGTTGTTGTGTTGAAAGATAAAACGTTATTCGAAGGGGCTGCATAAGCCGGGTCAAGTTTTATCGCGTTCACGACGAATAAATTCGATTTCGTTCCACTCGTTGATTTAAGTGTTATTTTATTTACAAAATCAATATTTGAAGTTATTTCAATACCAGTTGTTGCATTTGAAAACTGGACGACGTTGGATGTTGTGTTACCTTCATCGACAACACTCGCTAACGTTGGTGTCGCCGTTTGTATACCCGAAAGTTGGGAACCGTCACCAAAAAAGTAACTTGCCTCGACGTTACCATATACATTCATTTTAAAATTTACCCCGTCTTTTACAGTTATAGAAGATTCTCCTGCATGATTATCCGTAAACCCAATTGCAAATTCAGATTCAGTTTGGTCGTACCCTACGTATACATTACCTGTCACTGGATTAGTTATTGGGCGCGCAAGTAATAAACCAGAATCTACTGAAGCTGATGCATTGCCAAGTTGAATAATTGGATCTTGAACAATAAGATTTTGTGTGTTTACGGTTGTTGTTGTACCACCTACGAGTAAATTGCCTGTAATTTCTGTATCCCCTTCGACGCGTAAATCATAACCATTGAGATCGGGTGTACCTGTACCTACATAAATAGTGGAAGCACTTATAGTGTTTGCACCCTCAATTGATCCGTACATGTTCGTAGCAACAACATTATCCCCAACAACGTTACCATTCAAAGTAATTACACTTACGTTATCCCCCGAGACATTACCATTCAAAGTAATCACATCTACATTATTACCAACAACGTTACCATTCAAGGTAATCACGTTTACATTATCACCCGAGACATTACCATAAAGTGTAATCGCACTTACATTATCCCCGACAACGTTACCATTCAAAGTAATCACATCTACATTATTACCAATAACGTTACCATAAAGTGTAATTGCATTCACATTATCCCCAACAACATTACCATTCAAAGTAATCACATCTACATTATTACCAACAACGTTACCATTCAAAGTAATCGCATTTACATTATCCCCAACAACATTACCATTCAAAGTAATCGCACTTACATTATCCCCTACGACATTACCACTCAAAGTAATCACACTTACATTATCCCCTACGACGTTACCACTCAAAGTAATTGCATTCACATTATCCCCTACGACGTTACTGTTTACAGTAATAGCCGTTAAATCACCGGACGTGAGTGTTAAGTTGTTTTGTACGATGACATTACCTAAAACTCGGAACGTTATGATATTTGCGTCATCAAGAACATGATTATCCGATACCGTGTTTTGTGTATATCCAAGTACCATTTCGTGTTCGTGTAAGTCCTCTCCTTCTGGTTCGCCGTGGTGTATAAATGCAATGTTATGTCCCGGGTGTTCCATGATTATACCAACATCGAGTGTATGCGATGTATTGTTATTCGCAATACCTAAGATACGATCGTTAATAACTACCGTATTTGACTCGAAAACGTACGTGTTACCGGTAAACGATAAGTTACCCGTAAACTCAGCATTTGCTGCGTTTATAATGTATGTACCGTCATTATCTACGTGTGCGGGTGAACGAATAAGTTTACCCGTCCCCTTTTCAATCATGGGTATATAACTGATACCGGTACCTGAAGGATCTTTTATACCGGAAACAAAAATATTACTTCCAACGTGAACGTTACCCGATGATATGAAACCGGTTGTTATGTTTGTTGATGCGATAGTGTTTGTAGTAGAGTTACTCCACGACGTAACCATATCCAAAGTTTGGTTATTTGCACTCAAATTTGAAGCGAGTATCTTTTTGAGTTCGTTACCTGTGCTATTCACGTAAACGTAAGTTGGCTGCGCGTAAACTTCTTCCGCGTTCGGAATATCGTTCGAACGACCAACACCCGTAACAAGAATTTTCTCACCGGATTTAACAACTATACCAACGTTTTGTATTTTATCCGTGTTATTAAACGGGACTGTATTCATTAACCCACCGGGTGTGGTGTTACTCACATAAAGTATTTCACCTTTTTGAAAATTCGTGTCAAACGTCATACCAAACGTACCAAAAGTAACGACGTGTCCGTTTTCGTTTTCGTTTATAGTACCATCCATAACAATACCTATAGCGGGCATGGTTGAAGCACTGGATGAATTCGCTTTTCTTACTTCGGGTGTGTCTCCCGAACCATCGTTTATATAAACAACATCACCTTTTGAAAGATCTTCATCCGCTTTTACTTCTATGGAAGTAAAATCTATGTAATCGTCTATCCAATTTCCGTCGATATAAAGTAAACTTTTATGATCATTTGGATCTGTTATGATGACATTAGAGAGCTGGTTGAGTTTAACACCTACATTAGACGTAAGATCGGTCGTAAACGCCGTGTGTGCGTTCGTAAACTGAACCGTATTTGATGTCGTATTACCCGCATCCGTAACTTGTTGAAGAGTGACGTTCGAGAGAATACCACCGTCACCTATAAAAAATCCAGATGTTGTTTCTATATTATTTGTTGTGTATACATTATCCCCGACAACGTTGCCATTCAAAGTAATCACATTTGCACTATGCCCAACAACGTTACCATTTAATGTAATTGCCGTTAGTTCACCCGATGTGAGTGTTATGTTGTTTTGTGCTATTACATTACCATATACGTGTAAATCTATAACATTTGCCGAATCGGGTGTGATTTCGGTATCTAAAGAACTGTTTAGTGTGTAGCCTATCATCATTTCTTTTTCAACACCTCTAAAAGTTACCGTTGGACTTGCATTACTATCGGGTTGTTTCATAATAATACCAATATCTGTCGATGTTTCAGTGTTATTGTTTGCGAGACTTATAACGGCATCTCCGAAAGTTGTATTTATTGTATCAATTGTTGTTGTCGTACCTTCGACGAGAAGGTTACCTTTTACGTGTGCGTCTTTTTGTACGGTAATGTAGTCTGTTTTTGTATAATTCGATACGTTTACGTTCCCCGTAACTTCAACGACATCTGTTCCTAATGTATCTATAGTCACATTCGAACCAATCAAAGCTTTTCTCGAAGTAAACGTATTCCCCGTAACTTCGAGAACATTTGATCCTAAAGTATCTATAGTCACATTCGAACCAATCAAAGCTTTTCTCGATGTAAATGTGTTCCCCGTAACTTCGACAACATTAGATCCTAAAGTATCTATAGTCACATTCGAACCAATCAAAGCTTTTCTCGAGGTATACGTGTTCCCCGTAACTTCGACGGCATTAGATCCTAGTGTATCTATAGTCACATTCGAACCAATCAAAGCTTTTCTCGAGGTAAACGTGTTCCCCGTAACTTCGACAACATTAGATCCTAGTGTATCCATGACAAGATTAGACCCAACTAAAGCTTTTCTCGAGGTAAACGTGTTCCCCGTAACTTCAACGACATTAGACCCTAATGTATCTATAGTAACGTTTGAACCAATCAAAGCTTTTCTTGAAGTAAACGTGTTCCCCGTAATTTCGACAACATTAGACCCTAAAGTATCTATAGTAACATTCGACCCAATTAATACTTTTCTCGATGTGAACGTATTACCAGTCACAACTAATATATTTGGACCTTTATCGTCTACGAATAAGTTCGAACCAACATCTAACGTGTGTATACCATGTGTATTCTGTATACCAACATTACCGTTCGTGATCAAAGCTGGACCATTTGCATAGTTAAACTGAACTGTTCTAGAAGCGGTTGTATTACCTTGTAAAACGATATTGTTTAAATTCAAGTTTGAAAGAAAATAACTATCGCCATGGTAAAATGCCGCACTTACGTTACCCGTGGTACTAAACGCGTTTATGGATGCAGTTGGGTGTTGTAAAAACGTATTCGAACCTAAACTTAACCCCGTTATAGTTGGATTATTGTTAGATAAACCAATATGGTCTACAGTTATTGAATCTGTATTTATTCTACCCGAAACTTGAATTTTATTAGTTACACTAGAATCTATTAAAATAGAAGGTCCCACGCGTACTTCACCATCTTTGGTTACATGAACATTTGAACCTACATCGAGTGCGTGTGTAGGACTTGTATTCTGTATACCGACATTACCAGTTGTTACAAACGAAGTCGTATCATTTATAAAACGAACCGTATTTGATGTAACGTTATCATTATTCGTCGCATATTGTAAATTAATCGAAAAAAGATCAACCGCAGGTACATTCGAATCTATAATTTCCTTGGTTTCTGTATTATACGTTAACATGGTTATATCCCTGGATGTTATATCATCTTCTTGACGAAGTGGTGTCATGTAAATACTCCCTGGAACCGATGTACCTATAGCTGCATTAGAAGCATTGAATACGATCGTGTTTTCACCCTGGTCGTCCGTAGCGTATTTACCAAACCGGATTTTGGTAGACCGCTCGATGGTCGGTATGTTTTTAACCATTTAATATAGGTACGTATTTTAATTTGCGTAGATAAGACCAGCCATACCATTTTCAATACGAAGTATATTGTAGTTGACTGCGTATATAGGATCACTAATTATCATGGTTTGACTGACTACCTTTGCAGAATCTAATCGACTAAAATTGAGTGTTCCTGTCGGCTGGAGCGAACTCGTCGATAAGCAAAAACAATATAAGAAAAAATCGGGTGACGTAACAAAGTTTGTGTGGTAATAGTTCATAACGTCTATGAAGTGTGGTTTCGCCCACTTGAAATTACCTATATCTAAACCGTTTATTTCAATTTTAATTTTATTAGTGGTTGATGTTAATGCTCCTTCTGTGGTTGTATCCGAAGATGCGAGATACTTTACTGGGTGATTAAACGTCAATTCTTGAGAAAGTTCATTTGATGGGATACTTTTTTGAACCTGGGTAATAATTAAATTATGGTTACGCGAAACAAGGTTACCACGTTCTTCGTTATCGAGGTAATAATAGTTTGAATAACACTCAAAGTTATAGTTACCCGCATTTGGTCCCCAATGTATACGTAATTCGACGTTATGGTAATGTAAAGCGACTATGGGTAAAGCACACTGTGCACCCTCACAAAAGAAGAATCTAAATGGATAGAAATAGGAACGTGCACTTATACCTGGGTGTGTACCATTTGCACTTTTTGATACGTTTGTTGCAAACGTATCGATTGCTATTTTTTCGGTGAAAATGGCATCTTGTGTATCTATGACCTGACCACCAATGAGAAGCTCAACTTTGTCTATAAGCGTGTCCCACCTTTGAATATCGAGTGCCTGTGTATTATTATCAATTGTTAGGTATGTATACCCTAACATATCACCTGTTCGATCAAAACGAATAGATGACATAGAATTCGCTTTCACATCTCCCTGAATGGTCTGTTTTTCAACAGCTTGTGAAAAGTTAGAATGTCGTTTAAACGTTGACGTAAAAAAAGATATTTCTGGTTCGCCCATAATGTATTCGTCTTGAGCACCAATTGCTATAAGTTGAACAATACCAGATGACATTTATAATAAGAAAAGGTTAAAAATATGCGTTATTTACTACCCCCCTGGAATGGTAAATTTTTTTGTTTACATATAAATCTAAAAATAAAAAAGTTATCGTCGGTACCTGATATAGTAATACCGTCTTGATTTAATAAACTAATTGTTAATCTATCTATTTTTCGTATAGGTGTCGAATATTGTTGTACGACTGGGTAATTGTCTTTGAAAATAATCTCCGAAGCTGCACCATTTCCACTAATCAAACTCCCAAACGAATTATTTACTTTTGATAAAGATGGTTGACCTTCGTACCCATAAATATTTGATGTTCGTTGTGTATAATTTGTATTGAGTTCGTTTATAGATATGTAACATACATTTGAACCCGTTGTTGTAATTTGTGCAGCATTAAGTCTTACCTGAACGACATTTTCAAGCGTTTGCTGAAGATGAACCGTGAACGTATTTTTACTTGCTTGACCTATAGTGTCAACGGTAATCGTATGATACTCATATTCGAAATCGGGTAAAGTGGATTGACTCGTCACTAAAGCCATTTATATATACTGGAGATTTTACTTCATCTTATAGCTCGCTTGTTCGCGAACAAGTTTTTGTCCGTCACACACACCACCTTTACTGTCGGAGTAGTAGGCATTACCCAAACATTCTTCGGTCGATGGGATATCGAAGAGCGAACCCGTATTGACAGTTTCGATTTCGACCTCTTTACCCTGGTATCCGCTGGTACGTAACATTGCGAGAACACACAATACTGCGATGATGATGACGATAGCTTTGATCGTGTTTCTGTTGGTGGCGTTAAGTTTCATTTATATTGAAACAACATTTTTTATAAAGTGCGTTAAAGAGAATAGAATAGTTTCAATATAAAGAGTAATAGTAATGGACGGTGAAATTATTCTTGATCGTAAAAATACGAATGTCATGAAACTTGATGATAACGAACAGGCCCTGATGAACGAAATTGAAATTGATATTCCTCGACGTCAGCCTGTAAAAAAACAAATTTCACAAATGAAAACACAATTTACAGCACCACAACCACAAATTTTCCAGGAAGATATTGATTCGTTTGCGAACCCAAATAAACAAGCACAACCATCTGTACCTCCACCGGAAGCACCTCTTGATTATCACGAATACGACGACGAACCCGAAATGGACTACGGGGGTGGAGGAGGAGGTGGATACATGATGGAAGAAGAGGAAGAAAAACCATCACCTGGCTTTAAGACAATTGATGAAGAGAAAGCGGATCTTGTTAATAAACTTGGGCGATTGGAAAAAAAGGGGTTTACTGTGAACAAGCGTTTGAATGCCTATTCCCCTATAGACGAACTTAGAAACGAAGTAAAGCGAATAACGTATAGTATAGATGTAGACAAATCGGTTAAATTTGCGAGACGTATGCTTATCGCGTGTACGACAGGCCTTGAGTTTATGAATAAGAAGTATAACCCATTCGAGATCCAACTCGAAGGGTGGTCCGAAAACGTTATGGAAAATGTCGACGATTACGATGAAGTTTTTGAGGAGTTATACGTCAAGTATAGAACTAAAATGCACGTCGCTCCAGAAATCAAATTGATTATGATGCTTGGAGGCTCAGCTATGATGTTCCATTTGACGAATAGTATGTTCAAATCAGTCATGCCAAACATGAATGATGTGATTAAACAGAATCCAGGACTGGTTCAAAATATGATGTCTGCCGTTCAAAACACGGTTCCAAAATCACAACAAGGTTCCGAACCTTCAAGTGATGGTAAACACGAAATGCAAGGACCTGGGTTCGACATTTCAAGTCTCATGGGTAACATTATGATGCCACCAACACCACCCATGAACACGACGAGTATTCCAGCACAGGAACAAATTATCGTAGACGATGACGAAGATGATGATATTTCGGATATTGCTGAGGCACCAATATCAGGTGACGTTGAAGGAGGTGACGGAGAATTGCGTGAAGTTAAAGTTACTCAGACCAAAGCTAAACGTGGTCGAAAGAAAAAATCGGTCGAAATTAATTTGTAAAATATAGTATATGATAGGGTATTGTCCATTAGACGAAGATCCTATCGAAAGGCCGAGACCTTCACGAGAAGTATCAGTCCCAGTCCAGGAGAAACGGAAAAATTCTACTGGTAGAGGAGAAGATACGGAGTGTAATTATGTTGTTTTGTTCTTTATTGCGGGTGTTATCGCCTTAGCAATCATGGACACGCTCCCATCACGAAAGTAAGTAAACAAAACTTTCTACCATTCTGACATTTTCCAGAATGGTAAATTAATTAGTTATTTTCAATTCGTTATCCGCAATGGTACGTACACCCTACAAACGCCGCTATATGAACTGCGTTTTCCTGTGTCGTTTCTATACCATTCGCGTCTAAATACCGTATATTATATGCCAACTCTGTTTCTGACGTA